GAAGATGTGATCCAGTAGTGCCGTTTTCAATAAACTGCACTCTTTTCATGGTGTTAGGAGTAATAGTAATCGTACAAGCAGAGTCTAAAGTGCCTGTATATTTAAGATACATTGCTCTACCAGGATCAGTAGAGCCGTCAGCAATTATAGTGTCGTGTGTATCAGCATTAGTTGTTATGGCTTCTGTTCCAAAGCCTAAAGCTTCACCGATTAATTCTAAATTAGTATTTGTAGAAGTTCCCCAAGTTCCAGATTCATCACCTGTAGCTATTTCTTTAAGTCTTAAATTATTTATATAAGTAGCCATTTATTTCTCCGTATAATTTATTATATTACCTTTCTTTTTAACTGTTAAGCAACATCTACCCAGTTAGGTGTTTGACTGTCATCTATGTCGCTATAATTAGGTGTTTGATCCTCATCTATAAGACTCCAAACAAAAGGATTACCAACTTCTCCGTCAGCCGATAATCCAACTACAGTGACATTTGCTTTGGCTAGAATAGATATAGATCCAAGATTACCTGTGCCAGAAACACCATTAATATCAAATCTTGCGTTGTGGTGTATAGTTACAGAACCGACAGAGGCGGTGGCACTCTGTCCCGTTACCGATACATTAGCCTCTCCATCTACATCGACTGATACTGAACCTAGAGTTGCTACAGCGCTAGGAGCTGTAGCTACCGCTTCGCCATTTACACCAACACCCGATAAAGCGCTAGTTGCTGATTGACCTGTCAGCGTTACGTTGGCTTCAGCGTCTGTGGTTAATGTGCCTAAAGCAGAAGTGCTTGCCTGCCCTGAAAGTGTGAGATTAGCTTTACCTATAAAAGATAAAGAGCCTAAACCACCTGTAGCAGCAACGCCTGTAGGTATAACATTTGCTTCAGCATCTACACTTACAGAACCTAAAGCAGAAGTTGCAGCTACACCAGATATGGTGAAACTTATAGGTACAGCAGCTGGTTGACCCCAAGGACCTTCGCCCCAGCCAGCACGACCCCATCCAGTCGACATAACTTAAACTACGCTATTCTAATAATAGCCGTACTTGCTGCTGCCGCAGGCATTACCACTGTAAAATCACCAGCGGTAGAAGTTTTGTCTCCACCAAAATCTATTGTAGCAACAGATTTATTACTATCAGATGAGTTGTAAATCATACAACCTCTTGCAGTTATGGTGGCTGTTCCAAACGTCAAATCAGCAAAATCTGTAAAACCAGTTGTACCGCTTGATGTAGGATCAACTCTTGTGAGGTTTGCCCCACCCGAAGTGTAATTAGTTCCTGATGCTTGCCCAGTTGTAGTAAACGCAGTTGTAGTAGCCCCTAACGTAGCTGAACTTGTATACAGCGCTAGTTTGAAAGTATCTCCACCTGAGTTTTTAAAGTTATGGACAGCCTCTAGCAGCTCCTTTTTGAAGCTGGTTGTTAATGTTGATGTGATAGCCATATTTATATCCTTTTTACAATTTTAGCTACATCTTCTTCGCCAGCTTTTAATAACTCTTGAATCAGTGTAGCTTTGTAGGATTTTATAGCATTTTTTATATAAATTAAACAAACCTGTCTTATTGCATCTTTATAAGCTCTAGCTTGTTCTTGAATATGTGGTTCATTATCTTCTGAAACACTGACTATTTTTTCAGTAATACGATCAGCCCAAAACTCTGGTGGATGCCCACCAAAGCTAGAAGTTTTTGCCTCTATAATACCCAAAGAGGGCAAAGCGCCAGGTGTTACATCGTCTACCATACTTTAGGATCTCCAGCTTTTGATTTTTTAAGATGGGTGTCGTATCTATCCATAAGCATTGGTTCAGGTTCTTCTGCCTCTTTACCCTCAACTTGGCTCTTATTAAATACTCGTAATTTGTTGTCTTGATCGTGTACGATTATTTTAGGGTCATCTAAACGATGATAACCGTATAATTTATCCTGGACTGGTATAGATGTATCTAACAATGTGGATGAATTTGCAACTTCTACCTGCATACCAGCACTTTGGCATTTAGATAACCAATACTCTACACATCCTCTACCTGATTCAGCAAAGTAAAGATTACCTGTATAAGTAAAATCAACACCAAACATTTTTAAACAGCCAACTTTATTCCATAAAGCAAACGCTATTGCATAAGCTACAGTGTTGTTTAGATAGTAGCAGTTTAAATCTCTAACGACTTCTTCTATAGGGAAAAGAACTAAGCCTTTTGCTCTTTCGTCTAGCTCACAAGTATATATTGGACCATCATGCGTTTTTAATAATTTTTTCATTGATTCTGTTTGACCGCCTGCATCATCGCTGTCAAAAAAACGACTAGCTGGGTCTAACATAAATATACGATCGTGAAATATGACGTCTGCAACGGCATTTATTGCCCAAACTTCGTCAAAATGTACTCCGTGTGATTTAGCAAGATTGTAGTCAAACCAACTACGTCCCATACCTACGATGGCTACAGTCTTGCCCTCAAGTTTCTTGATAGGCTTCATACTTTCTCCTTTTAACTTACATTAGAGCGAAATGAGTCATAACGATATTCATCACGTCTTCCTCTGGCTTCTGCTCTATTTTTTAATCTAGCAATTTCTTGTTGGAATCGATTTTCGTAAGTTGCGAGTAAATCTGGTTCACCCTTCATAAAAGTATAGCCCTCGACTAACGAGCCATAAAGCAAGGCGTCTCTGGCATTATTTGAAAGCCAGGTACCACTTGTATTTGTCACCAAACTGTTAGGTCTGTATAAATAATGCAGCTCAACTGTGTAATCTGCATCTGGTAATGGCGCGACCACGATTGTAGAACCAGAACTTCCTGAAGTGCTGTATTCCTTATCAAAGTCAGCGTAGTATTTAGGCAGTCCTCTCAGACTGGTATCAGTTAAATCAGGGGTAAACTCCTGCATAAAACTGGGGTGTTTCTTATCCAGAAAATGATAATCACTTGAACTATCAATAACTGCTAACGAAAAACTCAGAATAAAATCTGTTGGACAGGTAAGAAAACGGCTACCCGTTGTCAAACTGCCTGTCACATTTTTCCTAAAGAAATCTTCTTGTACTAAATTAAATATACGATCTTCAGCGTTCTTTATAAAGTCTGGTATCGTCGTAGTAAACGTACTCTCATTGTTATCAAGAAAACTTTGTATCAAAGTAGTTAATTCAGTATAAGTCATGTTGTGATTGTAACTGTTCCTAAAGTTGCTGTCATTTTAGGAGTTGTAAAATTAGAACCTAGTGTAGAAGGATTCATGGAAAAAGAGTTAAGACTTGTAGAGGTAAAATTACTAGGATCGGATACAACTACAAATCCCTCACCAACTTCTACATCATTATTTGGTCTTGGTTTGTATAAGGCTTCAGGGTCAGAAACAACAGGTCTAGGATCTATTTGTGGTGCTTTCGGCTCAAAACAGTCAGGACACACTTTAAGATTATTCCATTCCTCCCGCAACTCATGTAATTTATATTCAAAACCACACCTATCGCATAGTGCTTTTGCAAATTTGCCTGAAGCGTAAGCCACTAATAACTACTCCTCATAGACGGTTTGATGCGAAATGATGCTCTATCTTCGTCTTGATCAGCTGCCCTTCTAAACTCTTCCTCATAGGCGGCTTTTAATACTGCGGTGCGTTCTGGCGCTCTTTTTTGTGATATGTAATAAGCCAAACCTGCTGCAAAACAAGGATAAAAACGAAAGGGAATATCCATAGTATTTATTGCGGTATCAGCATCATCCATGCGTACTATTTTATTGAATACTAAAACATCTGTAGAGTTTTCAGGACTAGGCCATACTTTTATAACAGGTGTAGTTAATTTATCAAAAAAGAATTGTGATGGTCTGCTTTTTGTATCTTTTGTAGGTATATTTAAATACTCAGAACGACTAATTCTGTTCATGCTAGTATCTGTGGTTTGACTGTTGATGGTTCTTCGCAAAGACATATCTAATATGTCTATTACATTTGTGTCCAAACTATAATTAGAAGTTCCTTCAGTTAAAGCTTGGGTTGTTTGTTCAATAGTCCATTGATTTAGACCTCTGTTAGCCCATTCAGCCAACATTAAGTTAATAGATCTTTTTGCTGTTTTGAGATCATATCCAGTTCTAAGCTCAATACCACATCGTTCAAAAGCCTCTTCTACAAACTCTGTTACGTTTGGCTCAAAATTAGTGCTACCTGAAAGTGCCATTATTCTTCTTCCTCTGCATATAAATTATCGAAAATTCTGTTTACGTCTAGAGTATAGTCTATTTTT